AGTAGGTGGGACGACGGGGTGAATGTATAGAGGACCCACTCCTGGCTTACGAAGCAAAAATATAAAGTTTCCTTAAGGTTTTATTAAGAGAGGAACATATTCCCACTATCGAGTGAACTAAACCCAAAACTGCCCCAGAATAGAGCAAACTCCTAAGGAATTCACACGAACGTAGGAGAAAATATATTTTCAAAAGGCCCTTGACAAACTTTAAAGTAACCACTATACTAATAAGTAAGGGAGAAGATGAACTATAAAGAACGTGCGACGAAAAGGAGCACACTAAACATTAAAATATATTTTCATTATTTCCTTGACAGGTGCGGATTGGTGTGTTATAATAATACTTAGGAGATGTCTAATTAACTTCTTCTACAGGGTATGAACTCAGTTACAGACACTGATGGGTAAGAAATAATAGTATATTCAATAGCTTAATTGCTGTAACTAGATTCTTACCCTAAGTGACAACCAATTAGTGGTTTAAGAATTCCCAAGTGAATTTAAAATCCGTAAAGAATCTTAAACCTTTTAATTATTAGGAAAAATAATAAATGTGGATGGCTTTAATACCATTACTCTCAGGGATATTTGGAGAGAAGGGACCGATAGGTCAATATTTTAAGACGAAGGCAGCACAGGTGCAGGCCGAACAGGATTATAAGCTGGCCGTATTGAAAGCCAACACAGAAGCTGCAATACAAGCTTCCAAATCAGATACAACTCAACGTTCAAATTATTTAGGCGCCACCAGTCAAGGGTTCCGTCAAGGAACATTCTACTGGGTGAGCGCCATCATTTTATACTCTATAATATTCCCTAGCAAAGCAGAGGCACTGTGGTTTAACTTTGAAGCAATACCTCAGTGGGTGCAATACATATATCTAGGGATGTTGTCAGTTACTTGGGGACTTCCAATTGCCAAAGAAAACATCGGGCTAATGTTCTCGTCTATAGGAAGAGGCATGGCAGCTCGAAGAGACTTCAAACTGGAAAAGATTAAAGCTATCAACGAGGAAGTGTTAGCCACTGAATTAAGGCGCACATTATTTAAAAACGGAATGACCCAAGAACAATGGGAAGCTATTAGAAACGCTGCAGAGTTATCTAATGAAGATTAAACAAGGAGACAGCTCGGCTGTCATTAACACTATAAGCAATTGGCCTATGTTGGTTGACTTGTTTGTTAAATGGGGATATTCAGAAGAGTTATTAGAAGAAGCAAAGATAAACGACTCCCTCGTTATAACAGTGTCCGATATAGATAGGGTAACAGGTGAACTGAGTGCATGGGGCATACCGTGGAAACGCACGAAATGGTCGAGTTAAAATATGGAAGCATTATGGGACAAGATTGGAGTAATAATAGCCTCATTGATAACAGCGATGGGTGGGTTTTATATGTACGACCGTAAAATAAATAATGAAAGGCTAACCAAACTTGAAAAGGACTCGTCTCAGCATAGAACAGATATTAAGATCATTGAAGTTAAGTTTGCAGAATTAAAAGACGATATAGAAGAGATTAAAGGTTCACAGAAATATATAATAAATCTATTAACAGCATCTCCTAAAAGAAGAAAATAATGACTGCTCTAACGAAATACAACCCAGAACATTGTGTGGAACTATACAAGAAGATGGCAGCAGGACTATCTGATACAGAAGTCATGGCCAGATGGGGCGTATCTAGGTCTACATTCTACAGATGGCTTAAAGAAGTGCCCGAACTCAAGGAAGCACACGAGAGGGGCAAAGTTGCTTTTGACGCAATACACGAAGACCTTGGAAGACAAGGCATGTTGAAACAAACAGATGTTGATTATCAATTCTGGAGAGACTTAGGTAAGTATAGACACGGCTGGGCAGAGAAGCCTTCAGCAGCTACAACGAATACACAAATTAATATAGACACTATGAATGTCCTCAACGAACAAACGAATGAGGAACTCTTAGCGTATATAAAAAGTCAGATGGAACGCATACCAGAACTCGTCAACATCATAGATGTAGAAGTGGATTCATAGTATGAATCTCGACAGACCAAAGCTATTAAATATAGCCAGAGCGATTCAAGCATTCTCTGAGCATAAGAAATATAATTTAATTGATTCTGTATTTCCAATGGAAGGACCCTTCTCAAGGCTTGCTTATCATAAGCATTGGGACTTTTTCAAAGCAGGGTTGACACACAGATTCAGAGTGCTGGGCGGAGGTAACGGTTCAGGTAAATCGTTTACAGGCGCAACAGAACTTGCCTACCACTTGACAGGGGACTATCCTGAAGGGTGGGAAGGACATACATTTAAGAAGTCCATTAAGGTGTGGGTGATTTGCGAATCAGGCTCACTATGGCGCGATTCAATGCAACAATCATTATTAGGAAGCGTAGGTGAGGAACAGGGCACGGGGCTAATAAGAAAAGAATTTATACATGACACCAAGAGTATGCCAGGTGTTCCTGGCGCAATTGGACAAATACAAACTAAACATAAAAACGGTGGCATCAGCTCCGTTACAGTTAAAACGTTCGAAATGGGGCGCAATCAGTTTCAAGCAGCAACTTTAGATTTAATCATCTTTGATGAAGAACCACCCGAAGAAATCTACTCTGAGTGTATAGCTCGTTTAAGAGGTGTTAAAGGAGTTAAAGAGCCGGGTAAGTGTATGATGCTGTTCACCCCTCTAAAAGGGCTCAGTGAGGTTGTAATGAGGTATTTGCCTAATGGTCGATTCCCACCTGACGGAACACATCCAGAACATAAAGAAAGATATGCTATAGCTATTTCATGGGATGATGCACCTCATCTAACAGAAGAGGATAAAGCAACAATGATTGCGGAAATGCCACCCAATGAGAGAGATGCTCGGACAAAGGGAATTCCTGCGCTTGGCTCTGGTCGAGTGTATCCTGTAAGTGAACAAGACGCCACATGTAAACCTTTCGAAATACCAGATTATTTTCCTAGAGCGTATGCTCTCGATTTTGGATGGAATAATACAGCCGCTCTATGGCTTGCCCAAGACCCAGTGACACAAATTATATATGTCTATTCGACGTATAAGAAAGGAAAGGTTACAGACGCTCAGCATGCTTATGCTATTAGAGAACGTGGCGATTGGATGACGGGCGCAGCCGACCCTTCAGGTGGCGGAAGACGTGACGACGGACGTATGAGAATTGATTACTTCCGAGGATTGGGATTGGACCTACGACCAGGCTACAATAGTATTGTAACAGGCGTTAGTCAAATATATAATATGTTGGAATCAGGGATGTTGAAGTTTTTCAGCAATCTCACAGAACTACTAGATGAATACCGAGTATATAGATACGATTCAAAAGACCCTAATAAAATTGCCCGCAATCAAGATGACCATTTATTAGACGCGCTGAGGTACGGCATCAGCATATTTGAGATGATAGCACTAAGCCATTACGATATGGAAATGGAGGGCGCAGACCCTTACGAAGAACATCAGAATTCGAAGGACATAGACCCTCTTACAGGATATTAATGAGCGTTATAATATACATTAACCCGCTTAATGAGCGTTATAAGAACCATTATGGAGAAATTGAGTGAGTATTGAGAAATTAATAAAATTTGTTCAATCAGATAACATAGCAGAAATGTTGGATGAAGATCAATTACATGATATAGCATCAGATGCCGGACATGGATATGACATAGATTTAGAGTCATGCCAAGATTGGATTGACATGAATAAAGAAGCCTTGAAGATGATTAAGGCAGAAGCAAGAAATGAACACACCCAGAATTACGCTCACTCCAAGGTTATATATCCCTTATTAGCGTCAGCTAATATACAACTGGCTTCTCGTCTCATACCTCATTTAGTGAGAAACAACAAGGTGGCTGAATGTGCTGTATTAGGCCCAGACCCAGACGGTACAAAAGCAATTAAAGCAGAAAAGGTGAGTTCGTTCTTTTCATATGACCTTCTCATCGATAGCGACTCGTGGTTAAAAGAATCTCATAAGTTGATACACATGGTGTGCGCATGGGGAACAGGATATCGTAAACTTTGTTTTGACGATGGTCAGGATAAAGTGCTCAGCGAAGTGCTCAGTCCAGAAGACGTCATCATTAATACAAACACAAGTTCTATAGATAAGGCACGTAGGATTACAGTGCGTAATTATATGACTAAGAACGAAATAACTGAATATATAAGAGCAGACCGCTTTTCAGAAGTTGACATCGAATCACTTAAAGCTGGATACATTAGAGACGAGGGAGGTCAAGACTTACAAGACACGAATCCCGTATATGAAGTCTTAGAACAGTTTTGCTATTTAGATTTAGATGAAGACGGATATGAAGAACCTTATATAGTTTATTTCCATAAAGATTCTGACAAAGTTTTGGGAATATACGCAGGATATGAAATAGAAGACATTCATGTCAATGACAAGGGCAAGATTAAGAAAATCATCCCGCGCCCATACATAGTGGACTATCATTGTATAGATGACCCTGCAGGTAAATACCACAGTATGGGGTTAAATCATTTATTGTTCCATCAGAACAAATCCATAACAAGTATTCTACGCCAATTGATTGACTCAGGAACACTGGCCAATCAACAAGGTGGTTTTACAACTAAAGCATTTAAAACTAAAAAAAGAGAAATTAAGCAGGAGCTAGGGAAGTTTACGCAACTAGAAATTCCTCCCAATGTTGACATTCGTTCCCAAATAATGCCCCTACCCTTTAAAGAACCCTCACAAGTGCTCTTCTCGCTATTAGGATTGTTGATAGATGCCGGAAAAGAGACAGGGTTTGTAACACAAGCTCTCATGGGAGACAGCGAGGGACAGAACGTCCCAGCCACCACTATGTTGGCAATTGTTGAACAAGGCTCAAGAGCATTCAAGCCTATGGTGCAAAAACTGTTCCATTCGCTGAAGAAAGAATTTAAGATGATGTTTCATCTTTATGGTAAGTTCTCTAGTTTAGAGAGATTTGTTAAATACCAAGATTTAGACATTCAAATATCTCGTGAAATCTTTAATGCTTCAGAACTGGATATAATGCCCGTAGCAGACCCTACACAGAGCTCAGAGGCTCACGTGTACATGAAGATACAGGCACTGCAACAAATGCTCCAGACGCCTCTGGCGAACGTTTTAAACATACCTGCACTGGCTATTCGAATCCTTAAAGGACTTCAGATAGATAAGCCAGAAGAACTTATTGCACCTCCTCAAGCTCCAGCTCCAGACCCCAAGATGGCTGAACTAGAATTGAAGAAAAGCATTGCTGAAGGCAAAATGCAGTTAGACCAAATCAGAGAACAGCGTGAAGGTATGAAACTTCACATCGACATGTTGAATACACAAATTAAAGAAAAACAATTCCAAATAGTTGCAGCTGAGTCAGATGAGAAGCAACGAATGATGGTGGCAAAATCACATAAAGACCAGCAAGAAGCAAATGTCAAGGACAGGATGGCTACAGTGGCAGAAGACAAGGTTCAAGTCGAACGTCAACGTCTAGAGCTGCAAGCTATACAACAAAGGGACGATAGTAGGCGTAATAACACTAAAGAGAATTAATAAATGAGAGGAGGAATCTCGTGGAAGAATGGAATATGTGGTTAAGCAGTGGGAATACAAGAGCAGTTTTAAAAACCTTAAAGGAGTCGACAGAAGAACTTAGAGATTTAATAACAGATGGGTCTCATATACAAGAAAAAAGTAAAGGAAAGATAGCGCTAGAGTATACATACTCATTAGGTCAATTAGACGGAATGAGAACAGTGATTAATATAATAGAAGATATTGCATTAATAATGGAGGAAAGTAATGGCGATTAATAGAGAAGATGTACTGCGTGGTGAGCCAATAAATGGTCACATACTAATTAAAATTGACTTGTCACAAGTTAGAGAGGATTTAGGGTTGTCTAAAGACAGCTTAATATATGTCCCTCAAGAGAAATCATTTGCACACTCGGCAAGTAGAGGAGTGGTTGTTAAAATGGCATCTGATGCATTTGGCGGCAAATATAGAGAAAAGTATGGAGATGAAATACGTCCTCCAACCATTGGTGATATTGTACATTTTGTGCCATATCAAAGTAACCAGATGGATAAAGACGGAGAGTACTATTTAATCACAGACGATGGTGTTAAATTTATAGAAAGGAAACAACAATGAGTGTTGAAATAGAAGACCAAGAAATTATAGAAGAAATTATAAATGAACATGAAGACGAGGAGGAAATTAATGATGTCGAAAGTGTTGAAGAAAGTGATGAAGAAGAAAAGCCTGAGGGTGATGACAGCGAATTAGTCGAACGAGCTAAGAAATACGGACACCTCTCTAAAGAAGAGTGGGTGGCCAAAGGTAATGACCCAGACAAATACAAAACCCCAGAAGAATTCGACAAAACTGGAAAGGTCATAGAACAAATATACTCTCTGAAGAAGAAGATGGAACAGAGGGATAGAGAAATTCAATCGTTAGTTGAGTATCAGCAACGAACATCTCAAAGAGAGTACGAACGTGCTAAACAAGAGCTTGAAGCTCGATTGGCTCATTCGAAAGACGATATGGATATGGAGGGTGTATCCCATTACACTAAAGAGCTATATAGCCTTCAGGCTAATGAGCAATCCTCTAAAGTCCAGCAATCGCAACAAGCACAACAAGATGCTCAAACAGCATTTATAGAAAGAAACCAACATTGGTTCAATGACCGTAACCCGGACTTAAAGAATAGAGCCATTGAGATAGATAACGAACTTAAAGGGATATACCCCAACGCTTCTTACGAAGAATTGGCAAAAAAGATTGAATCTCGTATGCAATATGAACACCCAGAAAGAGTATTGGGAACGTCAGCTAGAGGTAGGCCCTCGATTGCAACTTCAGGAGTTAATAAAATGGCGGCGAGCAAATCTTCAGCAACAAAAACCTTTCAAGGACTGTCGCAGGATTTAAAAGACGCCTATAGTGCACATGCACGTATAAGGTCTTCAATGGGTCAGGAATTGTCCAAAGAAGAATTTATTGATCGATTGAAGAAAGACGGAGAAATATAATGAGTAGAGAAGAAATGAGAGACAAGTTCAGGCCAACATTATTCACCCAGAATATAAATCAGGTGGACAATTATGACCCTGCATATGATTATAAAAATGTAATATTCACATATAAACACGACCCAGGCAGAGTTAGCCGGTATTTAGATAAAGGATGGGAAGTGGTGGAAACCACAGAACCAAGTTTAGACGATAGAAGCTTTACACCCAACTCTAAAGAAAAGAAACTTCGCCCACAACCGTGCATCACTAAAACTACAGACAAACATGAACAAGTGCTTATGAGAGTCCTTAAAACCATGAGAGCAGAAAATCAGCTTGATGCGAAAAGGGGTCGAGAGGACATGTTACAAAGAGAGTCTGATAGAAAAGGTGAGAAGACAGTAAAACGTGGAAATGAGGTTATTACGACAGGGGTTGAACTATCAGACAGATAGACAACCAAAAAATATTTTTAAGGAGAAGTAAAAATGCCTAATGTAGATTCAGTGTTTGGCTTCCAATTAGTGGAAGACAATAGCTTATCACCGTTAGAAATGTGTATTATGGTTGATGCCACAGCAGCATTCGTGGGAGACGCCGTAAAGCTATCAGGAACAGGTAAAGCAATTGTAGGATGTCCTCATAAGGCTTCTGTAGCACAATGTGCTGCAACAGACCCAATTTATGGGATTGTTCAAGGGTTCCTACCTCATATGGTGTCAACAGGAATGGACTTAGGTAAACGCCATCGTCCAGCTAGTGTTGATATGTATGTTTTAATCAAACCAGCTAACCATCAAGACATCTATCGTATTCAATCTTCTGGAACAGCTCTTGCTGCAACAGATTTAGGATTGAACGCAGACATCACAGTTGGAGCAGGAAACACCATCACAGGTATGTCAGGTATGGAAGTGGATAATTCCACTAAAGCCACCACTCCCGGACTACAGGTTAAAATCATTGGATTTGATGATCGACCAGGTAATTCAATAGGAACCGATGCAGATTTATTGGTGAGAATTAATCAAAGCGTGTTAGGCAATGACGCTGGCACATCAGGAGTATAGTATAAATGGCTAATTCAGGTAGACATACAAGAGGGTCCATCCCACGTGCGTTACAGTACGGTGTGGATGATTTTGTAAAACATTTCAATAAAGTTTACGGTAACGTAGGCGAAATGCTCTTCACTAAAAAGTCTAGCAACGAAAAAGGATTTTATGAATCCGTAGTGTTGGCAGGTATGGGCGAAGCGGCAAGGAAAGGTGAGGGTTCTGCAATTTCCTATGATTCTATAGACCAAGAGTCTAACACACGATGGGCAATCCATACGTATGTTAAGGCAGCTAGGTTGACAATGGAGTCTCAGGAAGATAACGTATACCAAGACCTACTTCCTATGTATTCAAAAGAAATCGCTAAATCTTTGGTTTACACTAAAGACGTTAAACGAGCAGAAATCTTTAACAATGCAATCACTTCTGGTGAAACAGGTCCAGATGGTAAGGTTCTTATTGCAACTGACCATCCTCTTCAAGCAGGCGGTACTAGTTCTAATCGTGCTGCTACAGATGCAGATTTATCAGAAGACTCTTTAGAGCAAATGGTGATTCTCATTGATGGCTTTTTAAATCCTGATGGATTGAAGAGCATGTATAATGCTAAATATTTGGTTGTGCCTGCACAGCTTAAATTTGATGCATGTCGAATCATGAAGACTAAATATCAAACTGATTCTGCAAACAACAACATCAGTGCGATTAACCAACGAGGAGATATAGAAGACTACATGGTGTGGAAACACTTGTCTGATACAGATTCCTGGTTTGTCACCACCGATTCGGATGATTCCTTAGTGGAAGTTAGCCGTAAAGGGTTGCAACGACAAGAACATACAGACCCGTACACCTTTGACTTAATTGTCTCTATCTACGAGCGGTATAGAATGTTGTTCAATGATTGGAGAGGTATCGCTGGTTCATTCGGCGCATAGTTAGTATTGAACTGGTTGCATTCTGTAACCGGTTCAGCCCCTAAGGGGGTTTTAATTTAAGGAGTTACAAATGCCAATTTCAAATTATCCAAATGGATTTATGAACGGGATTACAATCCGAGGGGTGCCTGTACATGTGGCCCATCCAGGACAAGTGTTTTTCGTAAACAACTCAGCGGTGCTTGCATCAGGTGGAGTTGCAGGGAGTGATGGAAACCCAGGTACATACCTAAAACCATTTAGCACTATTGATTATGCAATAGGACGATGTACAGCAAATCGTGGAGACATTATATTTGTTATGCCAGGACATGCTGAAGATGTTTCAGCTGCAGCAGGCATTGCACTAGATGTCGCAGGTGTGGCTATTGTAGGACTAGGTAATGGGTCATTACGACCTTCGATAAGCCTTACAGCAACAGCCTCTACATTAACCATGAGTGCCGCAAACTGTTCACTAAAGAATATACTACTTTTAGGTGGTGTAGACGCTGTTGTATCAGTTGTGGTGGTGAGTGCAGCCGATTGCACTATTGAGGCATGTGAGATTCGAGATGTTACAGGACAAGTGACAAACGGAATCCTCACTACAGCAGCAGCCACTCGTCTTAAAATTTTAGACCACATTCATAATGGAGCTACAGCAGCAGGAACAGACGCAGCTATAGCAATTGTAGGTGGAGATAGAATAGAAATCACTGCATCAGTTATAGACGGCAACTTTGCTGTCGGAGGCATTGATGTTCGCACCACCGCAGCCACTAACCTGTATGTCCATGATGTAGGAAGATTCTTTACACGTAACTCAGCCGATATATTCTTGGTGGATACAATCACAGCCTCAACAGGTCAGATTGGTCCTAACATTAATATCCGTCTCACAGACAATGGAGCTAACATTACAGAGGCCATTACAGGCGCTACGTTTGTTGTTGTTGACCCTGTGAATGTAGTGAATCTTGCGAATGAAAAAGCCATGCTTATAAACTGGGTTGCATCAACTGACGCATAATTGTAGGGGCGAAAGCCCCTCCTTTTTAGGAGAACCAAATGGCTAATACAATTACACAGAGGACACTGTTAGGAGCGGGAAACGATAAGACGATTGTTCGTTCAATTCATATTGTTTCTGATGGGTCAGAAGAAGCAGACTTAGTGATTTATGACAATTCAGCTTTTGTCGCAGGAGTTACAAAAGGTGTGTTAAAAGAAGTGTGGGTGTCCGGGTCAGGATGTCAAGGAGTGTTGGAATGGGATCAAACAACAGATTCCCCAGCTTTCACATTTGACCCCTCGAATGGAAGCCACTGGGATTTTAGTTCTTTCGGAGGAATAGGTAATCCAGGAGGTGCAGGAGCCACTGGAGACTTAGTGCTGACAACTACAAATCTAGACGCTGGAGACGTGTTAACATTAATTATAAAAATCACTCAAAATTAATTTGACAACACAGTCTGTATAGTCTATAATATAAATGTGAACGAAATAATGGAAGTAGGCATTGCCGTAATTCCTAACATCTCTCGACTTGTCGAGCAGCTAAGAAGTTCACATGTAACGAAAGTTACAAGCGTAACGAATCTGGAATGATTCGTGAATCACCAGCCTAGCGTAGGAGAGAATCAACTCAGGTTGAATCTCAGCAGCTCAACAGAGTGCTGGAGGGCAAGGCCACGAAGTCCTTATCGACATATTGACGAATATGAGTGGCAAGCTGCAAGCAAGGTCGAGAGGGTTTGCTAATGTAGAGCTCTCAGGGATTGCCCGTGGTGGGCACCTCTTCTTCAGTGAATTTAATTGGAAGGTAAATGGCAGATAGATTCAACCCCGGACGCGTAGGCGATTGGGTAGTTTTTTGTGATATTTGTGGACAGAAATGTTACGCCTCAGAAGCCACTAAGTTATCGACTTATACAGGCAGAGGCGGTCTCATTGTCTGTTCTAAAGACGTTGACAAAATAGACTAC